GGTTAAGTATTCCGCCCTACTAAGCGCCGATTTTAGGCATAAAAAATCCGTATTCCGATGACGATAAAACTATATCATAAGAATATGGTTGTGTCAATAAATAACACTAATTACATCTTCTAATTTATGGGCCAATATATAGATAACTCCAGATTTATTGCAGAGTTGCTGAAATGATTTTTGATCTTCTGTTTGGCGGCCTGTTGCGGATTTAACTTCTACAAAACCAATTTTATTATCTTTGAAGAAAGTAATGTCTGGAAATCCCCTAAAAGTAAAGGGATCAAAGCAGAATACTCTTCCACGTTTGACCCCCATAGTCTTAGTTTTTCCTACTGCTTGGCAAATAGGCTTTAAATAGCCTAAAATCTGCCTTTGGATTATTATTTCTGGACTACCACGCTTTCTGGGCCTATTAAGCCACTCCGGGTTGAATCTTCTCATACCTATTTTATATCTTTTTTAGGTATATCCCAAGCCGCACATCCAAAACTTACCCTGGGCTGATTATAATAATTATATATTGTATCCGCCTTTTGAGCAGTAGATGGATTAGGTTTAGTTATTGGACGAATTACTCCTGCATATATCGCCCAAGCTATTGCTAATCCACCTACTGCACCTAATACCCACTTTATAATAGTGGCGTAAGGCATTATTTCGGCCTACTGGAATCTGTTGGGGAATTGACATTCAAAGCAATATACTTACTCAAGAACTTAATTATAGCCAATAAAACAGTATCGTCCTTTAATGTAGGAGTTAATCTGACTATAATACTTGCTATAGCAATGATATAAGCTATTGCGTTTGCTATGTCCGGCCAATGAGCCCAAATACCCTTAATTGCTTCTATCATATTCCCTCCTTGTTAATGAACCAGTCCTTGTGTTAGGCTAATTCCATTGCTTCCGATATTGAGATTGATTTTAGCAACTACACATATAATTATCACTAGTACTAGTGCCAATACCCACCAAAACCACTTTGGTAAATTGATGCTCATACTTCCTCCTTTGTTTGTTCTTCTTCTATACGCTCCACTAACCTGTCTGCATGCTTTTTGTCTTCACGACATTTATTACAAAGACCAAGAAAGTCCTCAAGATGTTTATTTTGTTCTTCTATGGTCATAATATGTTTACATATTCTACAGAATTGATGGATTGTCATTTTTTAAATATCAATGCTAACATTATTCCTACAACAATCGCTGACATAAGTCCCCATTGTAGGATTAACTGATTTCCGTGATTGCCAACTCGCTCCATAATGCCGTCTTTAGAATATATGTCTTTACGGATTGATGCAGTAAAATCTTCTATGCTCTGCATAAAGCCTTCTTGCTTGGCATTACTTACTTCAATATTCTTTATGCTGTCATGTATTCTTCCTAAACAATCATCATGCTTTTCACATGTTTCAATCGTCATCTATCTCTCCATTGTTGTCGTTTCGTTAATACAAGAAAACTATATCCCCTGCATCCGGTGCACTTGATCCTGAGTTGTGTCTTGCGCCTACGGCCTGGATTGGCACGATCATTCCTGCTACGCAACCTTTGAATAGTACCCAGGTTGTACCATCCAATGAGAAATCGTAGTCAGCTGATGCGCCGATATAAACAGAACGACACCGGCTTCTGTCTGCCGTATTGACCACAATACTTGTCCCTACTGTTGCTGGTGCTTGACTTGATTCTGTGTACATTTTGTTCCTCCTTTATTGGTTATAATCCCATTTGTCCTCTAGTTACCTTTAATCCTGTCCTAGATGCCATAGTCATCGGCGACGGTGAAGACGATGGTGATGGTGACGGACTGACACTCATGCTCACGCTTGGTGATACCGATGGGCTGATACTTGGTGACGCGCTTTCGCTTACACTTGGACTAACTGATTCCGATATACTCGGACTCACCGATTCACTAATCGATGGCGAAACCGATTCTGATATACTGGGGCTTTCACTTTCAGAAACTGAAGGTGACATGGACTCCGAGGTCGAAGGACTTATGCTCTCAGACACCGAAGGACTCACCGATTCAGAAGAACTCTCACTGACTGACGGGGATATACTCTCCGATGTGGAAGGCGATTCTGACTCACTGACGCTTGGCGACATTGATTCAGAAGTTGAGGGGCTTATGCTTTCGCTAACGCTTTCTGACACTGATTCCGAGGCGGACTCGCTTATGCTGGGCGATTCGCTTTCTGAAGTACTAGGGCTTACTGACTCACTCACACTTGGTGATTCGCTCTCGCTTACAGAAGGCGATACCGACTCACTCTCGGATTCGCTTGCAGATTCAGACATACTTTCTGACACAGAAGGTGAAATAGATTCACTTGCACTAGGACTTTCTGATTCTGAGGTTGAGGGAGATATTGATTCACTCGTTGAGGGGCTTTCGCTCTCACTAGCAGATTCAGATGTACTTTCACTAGTTGATTCCGAAGTACTTGGCGACTCACTCTCGCTAGTTGATGGACTAATGCTTGCCGATTCAGAAGTAGAAGGGCTAATACTTTCGGAAGCAGACTCAGAAACTGAAGGGCTAATCGATTCGCTGCTACTTTCAGAAGCGCTAGGTGATTCTGATTCAGACGCACTCTCGCTAACGCTAGGTGACTCACTCTCGCTCATCGATGGTGATTCGCTTTCAGAAGTTGAGGGGCTTATGCTTTCGCTAACAGAAGATGATTCGCTCTCAGACACAGAAGGTGATACTGAAGGACTTATAGATTCTGAAGTGCTGGGAGATTCTGACTCACTAGTTGATGGCGATGCGGATTCGCTTTCGCTCGGACTCGTTGACTCAGATGTTGATTCAGATACTGATGGAGAAACGCTCTCACTTTCAGATGGACTTTCTGATTCACTAGTACTAGGCGATTCAGATTCTGAAACACTAGGGCTTGCAGATTCCGAAGTTGATGGTGAAGGTGAAGCGCTCTCACTTACGGAAGGACTTACGGATTCTGAAGTAGACTCGCTTGTAGATGGGGAAGCACTTTCGCTTATGCTAGGAGAAGCTGACTCTGAGGTAGAAGGACTAACCGAAGGCGATGCAGATCCACCTAGAGTTTCCTCTAATCCTCCGTAGGTTGTATCGCCAAATGGGCTATGTCCAAACATTATTCTCTCCTTTTATTCTATTTTTAGTAGTTACCAAATAGTACTTTTTTATATTGCCTTTCCGCACTCCGCTATAACTTTATCCACATCCGCTATCTGCTTATCTATCCTTGCCTTGTCCGCAAGCAGTCTTATTTTCCTATCCTCTAAATCCTTGACCGTAATTTTCTGGACTACTCCAGTAGGATGTATAATTACCTGCTCGCCTTTTTCATAGGCGATAGTCATTGTTGCTTGTCTTGGTTTTGCGTTTATTATTGTTTCCATAGTTTTTCTCCTTTATCCTACCGTTAATACACCTTTGTCTTTGATATTTCGTATGAGTCTATAGGTATTAGCCCACTTAAAATGTCCCATATATGACGCGACCACCTTCGGGAGTTCCTGCATCTTGCCGGATTTCTTGAATTGTCTATACCGCGCCATTAAGTTGTTGATAACCCTATTCCTTACAAGAATGTAATTCCGACGGATAATATATCCGAGGAAGTCTATGCCGTTCGATACCGGCTGGAGTTTACGGCGCACCGGATGAAGTCTCAAGGCCAGGCGGTCCCTCAAGAAGATCTCGATCTCTCCCTGCATCTTCAAAAGCTTATCCCTGTCGGTATCAAGGATCACGAAGTCGTCTACATACCGGACGTAGTATTTCGCCTTCAAGACGTGCTTACAATATTGATCCAGTTCATTAAGATAAATATTGGCAAAGAACTGACTTGTGAGGTTTCCAATTGGCAGACCGCGCTTATTGTCCTTCCCGAATAGGCTCTTATTATGTGGTATCTCGCTTATGATCCCTTCCTTATCTCTTAGAATGTAAGATTTTGTACAGTCCCAAAAGATGATTAGTTCAGTAAGCCATAAGACATCGGGATCCGTTATCTTCTTCTTAATCATATTGAAGAGGATCGTCTTGTCGATAGAAGTAAAGAAGTCCTTTACATCGAGCTGTAAGAAGTAGACCCTTGCCTTGCCGTTTTTCGATGCTTTCCTCATAAAACTCTGAAGTCTTTTTACTGCCACGTGTGTCCCCTTCCCATCCCTGCAAGCGTATGAATCATATATAAATATCTTCTCCCATATCGTCTTAAGTTGATCTACCAAGATGTGATGTACCACCCTGTCTCTAAAGTCCGCGGCGAAGATCTCTCTTAGCTTAGGCTTCCTGGCCGCGAAAAGAATAGAGCGCGAAGGGCGATAAGATCTGTATTTAAGCTCTCGCTCTAACTTCACGACATTTTCTTCGGCTCCTATCTCAAAGTGTAATGCGTTTATCGTGTTGCGCTTATTGCGCCTACACGCGACATAGCACTTATAGATATTCCCGAATGAAAATATTTTGCTCATACTTAAAAGCCTCTGGCTGCTACGCACCGGCCTAACGTAGTTCGTGTTGTTCTTATCATTGTTGTTCACGTTCCCATTGTTGAAATTGACGTTCCACGCGTTACCGGAATTGTTGGTATACGTAGTACCTGACCAGTAGTTGTTGGACTGGCCAGACCCACTTTGGCCATTCACTTATTTGCCCCTTCTTAAGGCCTACGGAATCCGATTCTTACCGTTCAAGATACGAACCCCTGTATTCTTATCCCCTTTCGGGAGGAATGGCCGCCCAGTGACTGTAAGCACACTTCCCGATCACACATAAAGATCAGGAACTCTGGCTCCTTATCCACCCTTCGCACTGTTTAGCCACCTCAACAACAGACTTTGAGGCAAACTCAAAACTTTTGAAAGAACGAAATGCCTTAATCTCTTTACAGAGATGAAGGAATATTTTTAACTCTTCGAGCTTATCTATCGCTTCCGCAAGACATGCTTTTCTTTCCTCTCTAATATTGGCTTTTGCTACTAACATCAATATTTGGCGCGAGAGATTACGCAAGTCCGTTCCGACCGTATATTTATGATATTGGTCAAAACCCCTCACCACATTCTCGAAGTGTATCGCTACTTCAAGAGCCTTCTTGTAAACCGGCAGATTTTCATATCTCGCTGTGCTCAT